GAAATGATTCTGCTGGTGGGGTTGGTACTCTTGATGCGGAGTTATAATTATGAATGAAATGAACATTACATCAGCGCAATATGTTTTGCGCTTTGAATCTTCCGAAAACGTGGCTGTTAAAGCAACTATTGATGGCACAGAAATGACTGTCCCGCTTGACCCAGCCAACCGTCACTACGCAGAAATCCTACGCCAAGTAGAAGCTGGCACACTTACCATTCAGGATGCTGACTGATGGAACACAAGACAGTCCAAGACTTAACTATAGCGGCTGGAGCCGCAAGTGCGCCTTGGGTTGTTGACGCAACGGCTTGGGTTGAACTTGCTGTTATGATCGGTGCATTTGTCTTGGTGTCTATACGCATCTGGAACGCGCTACAGGAGCGCAAAGATGGAGCCGATTAGTGCCGCACTGACTGGCATCGCTTTGGTGCAGAAGTCTGTAGATTTTATTAAAGGCAATATTGCAACAGCCAACGACATCAAAGACATTGCCGGGGCTTTGGATGGTTTGTTTGCTGGTGAAAAGCAAATACAAAAAGAACGCTTTGCTGACAAATCAATTCTTGGGCAAACAAAAGATGCCGCATCAAAAGTTATAGATGCAAAGCTAGCTAATGAAGCTATGCAAGAAATGAGAACTTTGATCAATCATCGGTTTGGTCATGGCACGTTTCAACAAATTATTGCAGAGCGTAACAAAGCTATTCGTGAAGAAAAGGAACGGGTATTAGAAGCAAAGCGCATTGCAAGAAAGAGGGCGCAAGAACGCAAAGAAATGATGATGATTATTGGCTCAGTTTTGGGTGGGTTAGTTGTTTTCCTTTTGTTTTTGGCTGTGTTTGTGATTACTAATGATTGAAATTATTTGTGCTTTGACTATGCAGGGAATGACTATGGCTTATGTGGATGGTCGCCCAAATGTTTATGTTAAACGTTGCGATTATCAGTGCGAAAAAAACATTAGAAAGACTTATCAGGTTAGACAACTTGATCATTGCCCCAAGTTTATAAAAGAAGAAACAAACTTACTGTATTACAACATTCAATAAAGGATAGGTTATGTGGACAAACTTTATATCACCGATTGCTGGCATTGTAGGAAACTATGTAGAAGGCAAAGCAGAGGAATCCAAAGCAAAGTCCAGAGCCAAGGTTGCAAAGGCTGAAGCTGAAGCAGAGGTTTCCAAAAAGGTTGCCGCCGGAGATGTTGACTGGGAAAACACAATGGCTGATGCCACGAAAGACTCATGGAAAGACGAACTTTCTTTGGTGGTTTTGCTACTCCCTTTGCCACTTGTAATGTTTGAAGGCACACGAGAGGCTGTCAAAGAGGGTTTTGCTGTGCTGGAGACACTCCCTGATTGGTATCAGTGGCTCTTATTTTTGGCAATCTCGAGCAGTTTTGGAATCAAAGGTGCAGACAAACTCATGGGTCTGCGCGGAAAAAAGTAGAACCTCTTGCTGGGAGAGAGCCAATGGGCAACAGATTATCACCCCACTTTACCCTGCAAGAGATGACCAAAAGTCAGACAGCGATACGCCTCGGAATAGACAATACCCCCTCAGAAGGCCATAGAGAGGCACTAGAGGGGCTTTGTGTAAATGTGCTAGAACCCCTGCGGGGACACTTTAAATCGCCTGTAATCGTCTCCAGTGGCTATAGAAGCCCCATGCTGTGTGAAGAAATAGGTAGCAAGCCAACCAGCCAACATGCAATGGGTGAGGCCGCAGACTTCGAGATCATAGGTGTTTCTAACTATGAGGTTGCTTGCTGGATTAGAGATAACATTGAGTTCGATCAGCTGATCTTGGAGTTTTACGAGCCGGGTCAGCCAAACAGTGGCTGGATTCATGTGTCTTACAAATCTGATGGACACAATCGCAAACAGTGTCTAACTTTTGACGGAGATAATTACACGATTGGTTTGTTTGAATGAGATATAGTTTCAGCATGTATCTGGAAGAAAACGAAGACGGAGAGCCTGAAATTATTATGAAGGTTATCGGTTTAAAAGACTTTGATGAGGCAGAAGAACTTGCCAATGAATTGTTTTCTATTATTACAGATGAAGAACCAGAGAAAGAGATACTAAAACTCGTTCACTAGAAAAGAGAACCCAGTGACAAAACCAGTAGATAAAGAAGTTTTAATACAAGTCGTAGAAGCATACGAACAATTTGAAACAGCCGCCGATGCTGCTAGATCTCTTGGTATTGCCAAATCAACATTCAACTCTCGAATGGAACAAGCAAGAATGAGAGGGATCATTCCTAGCAATGAAGTTGAAACAAAAACTTACTTCAAGGATATTATTCCTGAAGGTGACTTGCCGATAGAAGAGGTTGTAGACCAACTTACTTCTCGTTTTGAAAAGCGCAAAGAACATATTGATGCTAAGAAATGGCAACGGATCAGAATGAAAGACAGCAAGCCAATCGGGTTGCTTTGGTTTGGAGATCCACACTTAGATGATAACTACTGCGACTGGCCTGTGCTTCGCAGACATGTAGAATTAGTTCAGAACAATGAAGGTATCTATGGTTGCGGCCTCGGTGACTATCAGAATAACTGGGTGGGAAGGTTGTCTCGACTGTATGCAGATCAAGACACTTCTCACGATACCGCTTGGCGGCTGGTGGAATGGTTTGTTAGAAACATCAATCCACTTATACTGATCGGTGGTAACCATGACATGTGGTCTGGCTCCGGCGATCCCTTGAAGTGGATGACCGAGCCGCACACAATCAGTGAAGATTGGAAAGCAGAGATTGAGATTCGATTCCCAAACGGGGAGGCGTGTCGAATCGTTGCCGCCCATGACATGCCGGGTCACAGCCAATGGAATCCCTTGCATGGTCAAAAGAAGATGGCAATGTTCAAGGGCGATGCACACCTATACATTGCTGGTCACAAGCACAACTGGGAGCTGGCACAGATGGAGCAAGTAGAAACCGGAATCGTTTCTTGGCTTGCTCGTGCAAAGGGATACAAGTCATACGACACCTACGCTCTTGTAAGAGGGTATGACAACCAAAACTATGGTCATGCAATCTTGCAAGTAATCAATCCAAACTCACTCACAGCAGAAGGATTCACCCACTGCTTTGTAGATGTTGAGACTGGAGTTGATTTTCTTAACTGGCTTCGGGATCGGGATTGAAGAACTTTGTCTGTGCTATAAGTGCAACACCTGTTCTCAACATACCCATCAGTGCGCGTGGGGTCATTCCATATACTGAATAAACACCTTCACTATCTCTGACGCAGAGTTCTGCTGGGAAGGTTTGGTCTACAGACTGACGTAGATATATGAGTTCTTTCTCTGGGATTGGCAGTGTCTCTAGTGCCTCTCTTGCGGCAGTAGAGCGTACATCGTTCCACCCTATAGAGTCGTTAGGAATACAGGCGATCTCTCGCAAGCGGCTCTCTGCTTGCAATGCGCGTTCTTTCCATGCTGATAGTTCGTCCATATTGTCCCCCTGTGGTGGCGGCGCGGGAGAAAGGAGGGAAAAACCGCGCCGCCGTGTTACAGTCTCTTAGAAAGGTATGCTGTCGTCAATGGCTTTAGTTGCGCCACCTTCTAATTTCTTGTCACTAAATGTGAGTGACATGTACCTCATCCCATCTTTTTCTTTGTTCCAGCAAGCAATGCGCCGATCTCCAAACGGCCCCGTGTAGTCTGGGTGTGCATCACTTTTCTTGTCATTCGGGAAAAGCGTTCCAACTTTTTGGTACACATCAATAATTTTCTTTCCGTCTTTTGTGACAGACATTGTGTATACCAATCGGATGTCCTCTCCATCATTGTTTGCTTGTCCTTTCAAGATCATCTTTTCATTTTCGCGTGGTGGAAATACTGCTCCACGATCAGTGTTATCGTACTGTGTCATTACCAGTTCTCGCCTTTACTATCTGCCGCATACTTGTTGTCGTGTTCTCCAAGGAACACATCAGCATTGAACCCAAGGTGCGACAATCCCTTGGTCAATCCATCTGTTACTGCCATCTTTGGTGCGTCCTCTGCGATGCGTTCTTTCTTGTAGAAAGTTCTGCATCCAGTGAACGGCCCGAAGCTGTTTGTTTTTTCACCATGCCAGATTGTAATGTGTGCCAGAAATGCAACATCTCCGTTTGCCATAGTGATTGTTTCTGTTTCTGAGAACCATCCCCAGCCCTCACCTACCGGCCCAAATGCACGAGTCGCCTCGCGTATCTGGTACATAGGATCAATGCTGGTAAATGATCTTGACCCGAAGCTAACCTTCTTGAGATAGTTCGAGTCCGACTGGGAAACCTTCTCCCATAGTTCCATATTGTTGTTCTGTGTCATCATTTTTCTCCTTTCTGACGACTGTTACAACCAAGCGGCTGTTCCTGTATTCAATGCGAACAGCTTCTTTTGGTGTATGAATCCAGACTGATCTCCAGCCAAGTTCATACTCATTACCAATGAGATGATGCAGAGGTTCCGCATCCTCACTGATTAGTGGATGTTCCGACATTGGTTCTCCTTCTCATCCTCCGTCATCTTTGTACGAAAGAACCCTTTGTGTTGTGGGTGTTCGTACATAAATAACCTAGCATAATAAGCACGATGATTGTTAGATAATTTAAACTTTTCTCCTCTAGTTTCTATCTCTGTGTGCCATCGGATGCGCTCAAAGATTGCGTTGACAGAGTAGTTCTGATGCCCACTGTCAATTACCTGAAAGGTAAATTGTTTGAGCAGTTCATACACATGCGGATTCTGTTTGTGGTATTCCCACCACTTATGTTTGAGACTCTGTTTCACTTTGTGTAGACCCTCAGTGAACCTCGCTTGTCCCGCCTGATTGAGATCTGGTCGTTGTAAACCTCTCTCTCATCGACAGCCACCATCTGCTTGAGAGTCTTGAGCGCATTGGCATTTACTTTGGCAGCATCTTTGGTTTCAAGATACTCAATGGTGTGGTGGCGAAAGCTGTTGTCAGTGCTTGCATCACGCGCAACCATGTCGTTGATTGCGATCTGGTCAATGCCAGCAGTGATGTGTGGCATACCAAGTGGCGGCTCCTTCTCATCCTCTACATGTTGCCAGAACTCTTTGAGATGCACGAACATGCGTTCAAGAAACTGATCATCTCTATTAATCTTGACGTATTCATAGCGTCTGTTGCCAAAGATGTTTGAGAAGTACATAGAGTTAAGACCAGACACCTTCATGTAGAACTGAAGCTGTGGCATGTAACGCTCAAGTTGTTTGTTCATGTTTGTTGATTCATTGGTGTGCTTGCACTCAAGACCAAAGCGTTCTTCATAAATCTTGAACTCTCCATCAAGTACGCCCCGGCAAGGTACTCCATTCCACATGAAGTGATACTTAACTTGCTGTTGTACCTCTACCTGCTTGTCTCTCTCAAAGAGTTTTACATTGAATGGCTCTGTCCAGATACCAAGCTGAACTGCAAGTACATCGGAAAGATCTTCGGATTCTCTGTAACCCATCTTCTCCATCCATAGTCCATGCCAGTCTCCATCCATGATACGCAGTGTGTCACTGCCACCAAGGAATCCCGTCCTATCTTCTTTTGTCATTGCTAATCTCCTTTCATTTCTGTTTTAGCAAATTATTCTGCGCCCTGCAATCTGCGCTTGGCGGCAAGTGGTATGCCCATCAATGCCCTGCCAATATCTTTCTGGATGCCTCCAGTAGAAATTAAATGTTCCATTTCTTCTATGTGCATGTCACACTTTTCGATTGTCCAACCTTGAGTGGCTGGCTCATCTTTCCTTCCTCTGTTTTCTTCCGGCTCTTCTTTTGCTTTTGCCAGTGCGCGATCAATA